TTTTTTTTTATCAGGTAATATTTTATAAGTTGGTCTAAAATCATTTTCAACATCAATGCCTAAATTATCTTTATCTAAATTTCGAATATGACCAAATGATGCTAGTACGATATAGTTTGAACCTAATAACTTTTCAATGGTTTTTGATTTAGTAGGTGATTCGACAATTAATAGTGTTTTCATAATAAGTTCTTAATAATTAAACTTATATATAATTTTAAATTGAAAAAAATAAAAATTAATTTTTTTTATCTATATAATATATTATGAAATATATATTTGTATTAAAAAGTGATATTGATACAAAATATGAAATTAATTATAAAAAAGATGAAATAAAATATGATAAAAACGTATTTGAAGAATACAATAATTTAATAAAAGAAATAAAAATACAAGAATCAATATACAAAAATATTTATTATAAAGAACATAAAACCAGAATTTTTAAAGAAGACCAAATTGGAAGAAATTTTTTATTTAATATATATGGTATGAAAAGCAGAAATACATTATATATAAACGATACATTAGCATTAAATAAAAATAATATTGAATTAAATATACATAGTACAAAATATGAAAATATTGTAATTAGATATGGTAGTAAAACATACGATGTAGTAAAAAATATTACAGAAAATGAAAGAGAATCTATTTTACAAAAAACAATTATTGTTACATTATATAATTTATATGATTTATTAAAAATAGGTGGAAATCTTATGTTTTCATCACATAATTTTAATGATAGTATAACGATTGATATAATATATTTACTGTTAAATTTTTTTGAAAAAATAATATTTATAGGAGGACTTAAAATTTTTTGTTTAAATTATAGATTTACAAATATTACCAAAAATATAATTGAGGATATTTTTAATAATAATTGTGTATTTACTATTACTCCAAAAACAGAATTAAAAAGTTTTATAAAATATTTGGAAAATATATTTAAATTACATAATAAAGTAAATAAAACATTATTATATAATAGTGAAGAAAAATTTTTAACATATAGATATAAAACTTTAAACGAACTTTTTTTAGAAACAGGATATATTAATAATGAAATTAAACTAGATTTACAATTATTATTTATTAATTATTTTAGAATAAAATTTAATAATAAAAAAATAACTCCTATGAAAATTAGTTCTGCAATAAGATATGAAGAAGGAAATTATATATATAAAATTATTGATAAACATAATTTTACAAAATGTTTAGAAATAGGATTTGCAAATGGAATTTCTGCAATATATACGTTGATGAATAAAAAAACAAACTTAATATCAATAGATCCATATCAAGATACACAGTGGAATAATGAAGGTCTAAAATTAATAAAAAAATTAAAATTAAATAAAAAACATAAACTTATCAAAAAAAAAAGTTATGAAGCATTGCCTTTATTATTAACAAAATATGGAGAAGGTTATTTCGATTTTATATTTATTGATGGTTGGCATACGTTTGATTATACATTAATTGATTTTTTTTATTCTAATTTATTATTAAAAATAGGAGGTATAATTATAATAGATGATGCTCTTCATAATGGAGTATCAAAATGTGTAAAATATATTGATACAAATTATAAATTTTATAAAAGAATATATAGTACAAATACAATTGCTTCATATCAAAAAATAGATAATGATACAAGAGAATGGAATTTTCATAACTTTTTTTGATTTGTTCAAATTAGAGTTTTATTTTAAGTTTAATTGGATCACATATATTTATATTAAAATTTTCACCATATATTTTTTTTCTAAAAGCATTATTTTGTAAAATAAAAAATACTTTTTTAATATCATTTATACTTCTTCCTGAATTATTTTTAATTTCATTAAAGTTTGTTAAATAATTATTATCAATATCAAATATTTCACATATTTTAGTATTTAATTCATGTATATTTCTAGACTTTATATACTTTTCAGATAACTTTTCTTCAGATTCATTTGTTCCATTTGATCTTTCATTAAATTTCATTATGTTATAATTCAATAATAAAAATGTAATAAAATATAATATATCTAATTTATTCCATAATGTTGATTTTAGTGGATTAACTATATCTGGATTTTTATAAGATATTAAATTAATATATTTTAATAATTTATATTCACCATCATTTTTATCATATACAACAATAGAAGATAATCCAAAATCAATTAATTTTAATGAAAATGTTAAATTATTATTTGTATCATAATTATAATCAATTAATATATTAGCTAAATGTAAATCAAAATGAACAAAACAACATTTACGTTGATAAAATATTAATATATCACATAATTTATCTAAAATTGTTAAAAAATCTCTAACAAAAGTAGTTCTATCTTTTTCATTCATAATATACATAAAAATTGTAAAATTTTTACCATTTTTTTTAAATGCTTTATCCATTATTGTTAATCCAAGATTATTGTTATAACTAAAATTTATATTAAGTACACTTGGAGCATAATCATTGTTTAATGTATTTAAATAATTTTCTATTACAAAAGATATTAGTATTATTGATGGAACATAACTTAAATGACCATATGTTTCTCTATTTTTATAATTTGTATTTAAAGATTTATAATATCTAAGATGTTCATATTTATACATTAAATTTGAATTTTCAAAAACTTTGCCCCATGAACCTTTATCTATAAATATTGTTTTTGGATATTCATGTTTAAATTGTTTTTTTACTAAAATTTCATTAATTTTTAACATATATATATCTTTTATGAAATAATCAGTATCTTTTAAAGATTCATTTATATTAAATAAATATTTCATTAAATTATTAAATATTTCTTTCTTTTCATCTTCTGTATATTGTTGTAATTTATTTATACCAAAATATTCAAATAAATCTATTGAACTATTCTTATTAGGTAATATAAAAGATTTTTCAACTGTTTCATTTACATAATTAACATTTAAACTTTTTTTTTGTAAATATTTTTTTTTTAAATTTACATATCTAAAGAATTTATTTATATTTCTTTGTTCTAAATTTGATAAATTAATATTTTCAAAATATTCTTTTAATAATTTTTTTTTTAATTCAATGTTTGTTATATTATTAATTTTTTCATTTATTTCTTTTAATTTTGAATCAATATTTCTTTCTATTTCATTTTTTATATTTTTTTTTTTAGATTGTTTTTCTCTAATCTTTTCCATTGTATTTGTTTTTTTTATTTCTAAATTTTTATTTTGGTTTAATCTTTCCTGATATTTTTTATTTTTATATTTTTGTATATTTTGTTTAATTTTAGCTTTATATATAGAATTTTTTCGTATTAATTCTTCACGTAGTTTAGTTTCTTTTGATTTTATACTGTTATGTAATAAACTTATAGTTTCATCAAATGTTTTTCTATTAGACATTATATATATAATTTACATATTTTTTTTTATTAAATTAATAAATTTTTTATTACTTAAATTATCATAACTACTATCATCAAAAAATTGTAAAACATTATGTGAAATAAATGAATAATCTTCAGTGTATTTGATAAAATCATTGTTATTTATATGTTTTTTAAAAAAATGACATATTAAAAAAATCATATTTTTATAAAAAAAATTACAAAATTCAAATACAGGTTTATTATTAATTGCTAATTCATTTATTAAAACAAACAATGCACTAAATGTTTTTTTTACTCTTTTATCAAAATCAACTTTAACATTATTAGAATTAAAATAAGTATAATTTCCTTCAAATGTATCTTTATTTATATCAAAAAAATCATCATACATTTGAACTAAAAATGCTAATTTACATAATTTATATATCTTATTTTTATCAAATTTTATTTTTAATTGAGCATGTGTCACAATAATTATAAAATAAAATACTGAATATGATTTTTTAAATGATTCCTCTATTATATCATGCTCACTAATATTTTTATTTTTTTGTAATTTATCCGATTTTAATATTAAATCAACCATATCTTTTAAATATGTGTATATATCAACATATTTTTCATATGGATATATTGTAATAAATTTAACAAAATATTTTTTAAAAACAACACATTGCCACACATTTGATTCTAACTCATTTAATTCAAATTTAGATTTTTCATAAGGTGTATCAATTAATTGTTTAAACCATTTAAAAAATATTTTTTTATGATTCTTATTTTCATTATCAATATTATCCATTAAATTATCAATAATTAAATAACTTATTATAAAAAATTGAATAAAAGTCATATCTATATTAAGAAATTGAATAATTGTTTTTTCAATATCTTCTTCCAATATGTATAAATATAATATTAAAGCAAATATTGGTAATAGTCTTGTTAAATCATCATCACAGCTGAATAATTTATCACAATATTCTTCTTCAAATAAAGGTTTTATAACAGATTTTATTTTATTTTTAATATCATCAAAATAATCATGAAATGATAAAATATATTGCAAATGTTTTTTAAATTCTTTATTAAATTGTGTATTATCATCAAATAATGATTTTATTAAATCTTTATTTTTTTTTATAGTATCAAATATTTTATGTTCATTTAAATTATTTAAATTAATAATAAATATATTATTAATATCTTCTATTTCAAATATATTTTTAATTAAAAGTAAACATTTAACAGTAAATATTTTTTTTTCTTCATCTAAATAAGTTTGAAAATGATTTGGAAAAACATTTTCAGTACATATATTACACCACCATTTTTTTATTTTTTTAGAATATTTATTTATATAATTCATTACCTAATATTTATATAATGAATTTATTATATTATTTATACTTACCTAGGTTTATTAAATATTTATATAGAAATTTATTGGTATTTTCCTTCGTAAACTCCGGAAAATAATCTTAAACTTTCGCTAAAGCTCCGGTTTATTACATATTTTGATAGCTGTATATAAAAACCATATGAAAATAGGATTTTTCATTCGGAGAATAGTGATGAACCTTCATTGCATTTTGGTTCTTTTCTGTATCATAGTCAGTCCAGATTAAAATATTTACATATTTTATTAAATTTTATAAGATATTTTCCTGTGTAAACTCCGGAGTATAGTTCTTTATCTACATAAAAGAACCGAAATGCAATGAATGTTCATCGAATGTTCATCGCTATATTCCGGAGTTTACAATGAATTTATCGGAGGATTTATCCGTAGATAAAGAACTATACTCCGGAGTTTACGAAGAAATATACAATTTTAAACTGGAATTGAAATGCAATGAATTTAAAAAAAATAACTAAAACCATGTATATCGTATATCTACATTATGTAATAAAGATATATCAGTAATATTATTAATTCCTAATAAATATAATACATGTACATTAACTAAGGAGGATATATTAATAATATTATTACAATAACTTAAATCAAGCTTATGTACATTACATAATTTAGATACATCAGTAATATTATCACAAAAAGTTAAATCAAGATTATATACATTACCTAATGCTGATACATCAGTAATATTTTTACATCCATATAAATCAAGTGTATGTACATTACCTAACATAGATACATCAGTAATTTTATTACAATAAGATAAATCAAGTGTATATACATTACCTAATGCAGATACATCAGTAATTCTATTACACCAACTTAAATTTAGTTCATGTACATTTCCTAATGCAGATACATTAGTAATATTATTACAACCACTTAAATTAAGTATAAACACATTACGTAATACATAAACATCAATAATTTTATTTTGTTTTTTTAACCAAATGCTGACATTTATATTTTTTTTATCTATATATTCTCTAAATTCTGGTTCATAATAATATTTCAAAGAATGTGTTTTATTTAATTTTAGTATAAAAAAATCTTGTATTAATTTTTTTATTTCAAATGTTTTATTTAAACGTAAAAAAATTAAATAATTATTAGAATCTTTACAATTATTTCTATTATTTTCATTTATTAGAAATGATATTATATATACATGTATTTCGAATGGTAAATACATAATATCTATTGCTATTTTATATGATTTTTTTGAATTATCCATTGTAATAAAAGTAATTGTTTATTTTTCCAAAGTTTATATTTTTAAAAATATAAATTAATCATTTTTTATTGTATAAAATACAGAGAAATATTGAAATGTAATGAATGTTGATCGCTATTTCTGGAGTTTTCGAAGGAAAATATATAGTAAACTGGAGCGTTAGCGTAAGTTTAAGGTTATACTCCGGAACGTATGTAAAGGAAAATACGTTAAAGCTCTAATATCTAAAAATTATATTTTCAGATAATTTATATATAATACATTATCCTAGATTTCACAAAGTATTGATTAATCTAGATTAAAGTTCCAATTATTTATTATATTTTCTGAATATCTATCATTAGAAGGAAATAAGTTAATTATGTTTTTACATCCATATAAATTAAGCGTATGTACATTTTTTAGTGCACTTATATTACTAATATTATTGCAACCCGATAAATTAAGTATATGTACATTACCTAATGCAGATACATCACTAATATTCTTACAACTAGATAAATTAAGATTATATACATTACCTAATGCAGATACATCACTAATATTCTTACAACAAGATAAATTAAGTTTATATACATTACCTAATACAGATATATCACTAATACCATTACAGCCTGATAAATCAAGATTATATACATTGCCTAATGCAGATATATCACTAATATTATTACAATAACTTAAATTAAGTGTATGCACATTACCTAATGTAGATACGTCACTAATATTATTACATGAACTTAAATTAAGTGTATGTACTTTTCCTAATGCAGATATATCACTAATATTGCAATTACATAAATCAAGTGTATGTATATTTCCCAATGCAGAAACATCAGTAATTTTATGACAAAAATCTAAATAAAGTGTATGTACGTTATATAAAGTAGATACATCAGTAATATTATAACAGCCAGATAAGTACAGCGTATGTACATTATTTAATGTTGGTACATTACTAATATTATGACAGTTACTTAAATTAAGTGTATGTATATTTTTCAATTCACATATATCATTAATATAATTACAATAAGTTAAATTTAGCGAATATACATTACTTAATGCCAATACATTAGTAATATTATTACAATAATTTAAATTAAGTTCATGTACATTACTTAACATAGAAACATCAGTAATATTGTGACAATAACTTAAATCAAGTTTATATACAGATCCTAATTTAGATACATCAGTAATTGCTGTACAACAGTTTAAATTAAGAGTATGTACATTACCTAAATTAGAAACATTTTCAATATTCGTACAATAACTTAAATTAAGTATATTTACATTACCTAATGCAGATACATCAGTAATTTTACAACCTGATAAATTAAGTTGATATACATTACATAATGGAGATACATCAGTAATATTATCACAAAAACTTAAATCAAGTGTATGTATATTATTTAACATTGATACATCACTAATATTGTTGCAATTACTTAAAATAAGTTCATATACATTATTTAATGCATATAGATCATTATTAGTAATTTTACAATTAGATAAATTAAGTTTATATACATTATTCAATTTAGATACATTAGTAATTTTAGAACATCCACTTAAATTGAGTATATGTATATTACCTAACATAGATGTATCAATAATTTCTTTACACCAACTTAAATTAAGAGTATGTAGATTATTTAATAAACGTATATCAATTATATTAGTATTCCAACTTAAATCAATGTTAATTTTTTTATATTTTGTGCATATATATTGTCTAAATTGAGGTTCATTATAATATTTTAGAGAATATTTATTATTTAACGTTAAAATATAACAATCTTTTTTTAATTTTAATATTTCAAATGTTCTATATACAGATATACTATTTATATATTTATTACAATCATCATTATCTAGAAAATGTAAAATATATTTATGTATATCTAAAAATAAAGATAATATATTTTCTTTTTTATTCATTTATATATTAAGATTAATTTATTGGATAATTTATCCGTATTTTATCTTAATATAATATATATGTTTTTTAATCAAGAAAATTTTGATTCAACACAAACAGTAGATATCACACCATTTGGAGAAGGATTACTAACATTTATTTTTGTATGGGTGTTTATTGGATTTGTGGCATTTATATTATCACTCATGTGTTTTGCTAGAAGTGGATCTAAATTTGATAAAATAATGGGTTTATTATTAGCAATATTTTTTGGTCCATTTTACTTTTTGTTTTATATTTTTAATAAAGATTATTGTCGCTAAGTGGGGAACCTAGGTTCCCCACACCCCCTCCTATAAGTTAACTTATGTAGTATTTTTTGGAGTTTAAGAAGGAAAATAGAGAAAATAATCGGAATATTACACCTAATTTAAGAAAAATGGGACAATTTTGTCATAAATAAGATATAATTGCACCTTAAAGGAAGGCATGGTAAGACTTGACCCTGAACTTTGTTTTGCCCTGTTCTGGATGGGTTTATACC